GGTCATGGCCTTCTCTGCCATCTCGTACGCAACGTCCTTGTCGCCTCCGCCGTACTTCTTCTGGAAGGCAGGGCCAAGCACAGGCAGCTCGGACAAGCGCTTCTCTGGGGCCTCGCCCTTGCCTTCTCGGGCAAACAACCCGTTGGCTGCGCCAGCAACAGCCAGAGGCAAGACGCCCAAGTAGCCGCGCACCATGTGCTCGATCTGGATGGGAGACAAGATAGGCAGCGCCTTGCTCATCGCCTTGGCCAGCTCCGTGGTGTTGGCGTTGTAGCGCTCCTCGGTGTCCATGCCTTGGAAGCGGCGGGACTCGATGTCGCTGCCTGACATGAAGTTCTTGTTGGTCCAGACCTCGAACGCAGGCTTGACGATCTGTGGGATGCCCATGGACGAGTACCCGGGGATCGAGTTCAAGAACATGTCCTTGAGCGCCTTCCACTGCTCTTTGCTGTCGGTCTCGGCACGCATGCCGTCCACAGCGGCCACGGCCAGCGAGTAGAAGTAACCGGCTTCAAACGGGATGGGCAGTTTGATTGGCTCGTCCAGCCCGGGGATTGGCAAGAAGAAGTTGGTGTACTTGTCCCGTGGGCGTGCGTTGCGGAAGGTCTCGTCATCTTCCATGGCCATGGCGTAGACGAGGCCGGTGGCCACCAACAGCATGGCGTTGTTGAAGAACTTGCGCTTGATCTGTTGCTGCTCCTCAAACGGCATGTTGCCACGCGCTGCCTTGAACAGCACGTTCAGACCCTGAATCTGGGCGTTGAAGAACGGGATCAATCGGCTGGCGTACTGCAGCGTTGGAGACAGGCCGCGCTTGTAGAAGTTCATGGACTCCATGGTCATCATGTCGGCTTCGACATCGGACAGACCGTTGGCCTCGGCGTTCTCGTACACCAGTGAGCGTGTGGCGGCATCGGCACGCAGCGCGGCACGGTCAGCCGCAGCAAACACCTTGTCCATCACGCTCTGGTCTTTGCCGCTGGCGATCTGCAGCGCCATCTTTTTCATGTCCGAAGTGTCGCCCGCAAAGATGCCGGACTGCACCAAGCCCTTTTCCAGCAGCTTCATCTGAGCGTCACTGGTGCCCCGGTTCATGCGCACGAACTCTTTGCCCGCCTTGAGCACGGCAGTGAACGCGTTGTAGTTCAGGCCACCCGTGAACGCAGCGGCCATGGGGTCACGGATCAACTGGCGCGCAATGTACAGCGGCGTGCGGGTCACGCCCGAGCGCAGCAGATCGGCAGCCACGCCGCCCAGCTTCAAGAACTCGGGCAGCGCCAGATGTGAGCCTTCCAAGCTCTGCACCAACAACTCAGCAGGAACGCCTTCGGCCGCAGTGCCCTTGGTCTCCACCTTGAGCCAGCGCTCGCCTGTGTCCTTCTCGTTGTTGGGGTCGGGCTCTTGCTTGAAACGGATCACGCCCGGGTCAGCCGGACCGGTGCCGGAGTGAATCTGCATCACGTCCGACTTCTTGCCCATGGCCTGCAACGCGTAGGCCACGTTCTTTGTGGCCATGTTGGTCAGCGCCATGTCGGTCAGCAAGAACGTGTTCAGCGGCAGCGACTCGTTGAGCGGCAAGATTTTGGTCTCACCACCTTTGAGCGACGCGAGGTACGGCTGGCGGCGGATGTCACCGATCGAGACCATCACGTTGTTGCCAAAGTTCAGCTCGGCCATGCCGTTGTCCTTGACGCGGTAGTAGGGCACGTAGTCCCCACCGGCCAGCAACTTCTCAGCAACCTGTTTTGGAATGGCACCAGAAGCGGCCAAGAAGCTGATCTGCCCCTTGTTGTAGGCGTTGTACGCCCGGCGCACGGCTTCGAGTGACTTCTCCAGCGCTGGGTCAGCTTCGACAGCCGCCATGGCAGCGTCCAGCTTCTCTTGCGTCACGCCCAGTTCCCCGAGGTCCAGCTTCGACAGGCCTTTGTTGGCTGCGCGCTGGGCGATCATGTACGTGGTGGCCACGTCGATCTTGCTCTGGGTGTCGGTGCCGGGCATGTCTGCGATGGCGTCGAACACATCCTTGGCGCTGTGCTTGTTGGTGCTGCGCACGCCGTAGAAGCCCTTGGCATCTTTGTACAGCTCCAGCGGGCCCATGCTCATGACGGTGTACGCCACGGGCATCTTCTGGTCGGCCTTCAGCACGTTGTACATGGCCTGCGTGAACTTGGTGTCGTCACCCATTTCGGCAGCGCCCGCCTTGAACACCTCACGCAGCCCGGCACGCATGTCCACACCCTGCATCTCAGCCTGCAGCGCCACGGAGTCACCCAGCTTTTGCTTGAGCGTTTTGGGCTGGGCCACGATGTCCCGAGACAGCGCCTCGATGGCATTGGCAGATGTTTCGGGCTCTGCCCGCATAGGGCTTACGTCCGCCAAGAAACCACCAGCGGGGGCTTTGCCGCTGTAAATTTCATTTTTGGTTACATCCAAAACTTCTTCGGTAAGCGCCACAGCTTCTGCAAACAGCGACTGCGCAGCTTTACCCGGCATGTTAAAGAATTGCGCCAGTGTTTCAACAAAGCGTGTGAAGATGCTCTTGCGTGGTTTGCTTGAAGGGATTTCTGCCAGCAGCTTCTGGAACTCACGGTTTGCAAAAAGTTCGGCCACAAACTCTTTGTGGTTTGTGAGTCCGTAAATTCCGGCAGGAGTTTGCGCCAGCCCCATCTTGTGGTTGCGAAAATATGCGCGCCCTTCGGGTGTAGCCAACCAAGACGCCGTTTGCTGCCGCAGCGACTCCATTTGGTCTGCCAAATCAGTGCGTAGTTGCATGCCCCGTACCGTGGCCGCATGTGTAAGCTCGTGCAACAAAACTTTGTTGGCGCTCATCCCCGCTGTAACAGGGGCGCGAGTGTAAATCACGTCGTGGCGTGAACTGTAAATACCTGCAGCGTTTCCCTTGAGCAGCCGATCAATTGCGTAAACCCGCCCTGCCCCTTCTTGTACAGGCGCTGCAGCAAACACGTCTGCGAGTTTCTCAAACAGCGCACGAACTTGCGGCGACGTTGTGCGTTTTGCGCCGTACCGAGCCGCTTCGGCAAACGTCATCCCGTGGAAAGGAGCGTCTTTGACGAACGTCGTGCCTAAGTTTTTTGCAACTTGATCTGAGGTGTAGTCTTCCGCCGTGTTACGTACGGGCTTTTGCGTAGGGGCTATCGCCGCTTTTTTAGCAAGCAGTGTTTTTACGGGTACACGCGGTGCTACTTTTGGCTCAGTGTCCGAAAAATCTTCAACTCGCATTTTCCTAAGTTCGGCCAGCAGTTGCGTATCCTCCGCAACGTATTCCCGATACTTTGGGTTACCGGAAAAAACTTCGAGGTCGGACTTTGTTTCCGCAATTGCTTTTGCTAGTGCGTCACGAATCTTTTCTGAAAAAGGAATTGCGCGGCGATCTCGGCCTACTTGGCGTTGGACCGCAACCGCTGCTGCGGCTTCCGCTGTGTCGTCTGTTGGGAGTGCGCCTTTGTAATACACGGGGATGTATTTGAGTCTTAGAGCCTCTGAGGAACGCAACAAGTCTTGCGCTAACCTTTCTCGCGCACGCGCTTGCATTTTTTCAAGCGTTGTCGGGCCACCAATCTCAACGGCAGCGCCGCCGGGCTCACCCTTGCCTTCAAACAAAGTCTTCTGAGGCTGGCGTGCTTTGGCTGCTTGCGAGCGTGTAAGAGGTTCGCCGGATGTTGATGCGCCGGTTGTGCGCACACTTGCGTCTTCTACGCGCCGCGCACTTGCTTGCTCGCGCTCTTCAGCAGTGGGCTTGGCCCGGACTTTTGCTGCGGAGGGTGCTTCAAGTTCGATGCGTCCTTCCGAGATCATGCCGGACAACCACTCTTCCCGCGCAATCACGTCTGCCAGTTGTTTGATCTGCGACTTCATGCCGACCCAGATAACGTCAGTGTTGCTCAGCTCCGCTTTTGCTCGTGCAAGTTCGGCCTCCGCCACGTCCAGCTTAGGGCCAAGGGCATCGCGCTCTGTCGCAGACTTAGCCTGCTTGTACGCTTTGGCCAACGCATCGCGCAGATTTTGTTTGGGCTCCACCATGTCCCGGCCAAGCGCGGCTTTAGATTTGTCTTGCGACTGCTTGATGGTTTTTTCGAGCGCCGTGATGCGCGCGCGATAACCGCCCAAAACCCGAGCAGGGTCGCCGCCGATGGCTATTTTTTCGCCAGCGGTCAGGTCTGGCAGTGTGCCGCCTTTTTCTCGTGCAAGCAGCTGGGCTTCGGTCAGCGCAGGGTACTGCGTGGCCTTGTCGTACAGCGGCAGGTTGTTGAGCGCCTGTTCTGCAGGTTTGATGCGCCCCGCTGCCACCTGCGCGTTGCGTTCAGCTTGGCGAACAGCCTCGTCAGCGCGTTTCTTGTCAGCGGCGTCTTTGCGCATACGGTTCTGCAGCTCTTTGTTCTCCTCCTGCAAAACGCCCAGCTCTGTCTGCACCGCCCGCAACTCTTGCTTGGCTTGGTCGATTCGCTCGACCGAAGGAGCCTTGTCAATAAGTGCGGTCAGCTTTTGAACGGCTGCAAAAGACTGCAACTGCCCATCCAACACCGACAGCGCGGAGTTGAGAAGCGCCATGTCTGTTTGAGCGTCTTGTAGCTGTGCATTGACGGCGTCAATGTTTGCCACCAGCTCTTGCACACCACCTTCGTTGTAGCCTTGTTCGATGACTTGCTTACGCGCTTGCTTGAGGTCTTCAATTGCGCCAGCCAACACCATGCGGTCCACCGTGGACTTACCGGCTGCCGCACGGATGTCCGCCATGTCGCGTTTGGCTTTGGCCACGTCTTTGTTGGCTTTTATGATTGCGTCAGCGTTGCGGTACTCGGCGTACTGCTTGAGGATGTCCTCAATTTCGGCCACGAGCGCGTTGGCACGTTTTTCCAAAGCAGGGATAGCCTGCGCGCGCTTGGCAATTTCTTCGTCGCGTCGCAGTTGCTGGCGCAAGTTCTGCACAAACTTGCTCTTCATGAACATCTGGAATGCGCCACGATTGCCTTTGATGGCCCCGAGCTTTTCTTGCTCTTCTGGGAACAGCGACTTCTGCCCGGTATCGACTCGCGCAGCCTCTTCCTGCATGCGCAGCGGCTCGCTCAACTCGCGTGCCAGAGACAACTCGCCCGCGCGCGCAGAAGGACCACGCAGCGTTGAAGGTTGTGTGTCCGCCACGCGCTTGGTAACGTCGGCTGCGCCCCGCACGCCTGTGCGGCGGTCTTCGACATCTGGTTGGGCAATAGGCGTCTTCAATCCTGACGCTGCTTGGCCCGGTTGTGCTCCAGTGATCTGGCGCACTTGGCTGGTGCCTGCTTCTGTTGGCGCGGTAGTGGACGCCTGCGCTTGCTGTTCTGCCGAAGGGGGGAAAGTTTGCAGGTCCAGTGTGCGGCTCTGACCTTTACGCGGCACGCCTTCCGCACCGCTTTCAATCTTGGCCAACTGTTCGTCCAACAAAACAAAATAGTCAGCCCCCGACTGCGGCAACGCTTTCTCGGCGCGGAGCAAGAGGTCTGCTGCTTCAGGAGACAGGTCATAAGCGGCCAGCACACGGTTGAGCCGGTCTGCCAACTCTTCCCGGGTAACGGGTGCGGTGCCTTCGTTGCGGCCACGAAGTTTGAATTCAGCGCCGGGTACTCGGCGCAAGTTGCGGGCTTTTTCTTCCTCGGCCGTGAACGTGACGTCGTCGCCTGTCAGCTTCTGCTGCATCTGCCCCATGGCAGCGGACCCGGCCGGTGCGGATTGCTCGGTGCCAAAAAGGCTGAACTGATCGGACAGGTTTGCCCCCAACGAGTACGGCGTGGTCTCGTCAAACACACCGCGAGACCCGGCTTGTGGAGCGCCCATCCGTTGCAAGCCAGCAAACTCTCCGCCAAGCGCTTGCTCGCGCTGCGCCTCTTGGATGTCGCGCTCGGTTTGCGCACGTTGCTCTTCCAGCGCGGCCTGCTCTTCCGCTTCCACACCTGCTACGCGTTGTTGACTTGCGGCGGTGCCCAGACGCCCCTGTGCGGCGCGGGTCTTCTCGTACTCCTTGATCTGCAACGCCAAGCCGCCCAAAAGCGTTTCGTTCTGGCGTTTTGTCAGGCCGGGCATAGGCGTGCGTGTCTGCACTACATCCATAGCTTTCAGCGGGTCCACCATCAAGTAGCTGGCGTAGTCTGCAACAGTTGGGGGCGTGATCATCTGCTGGTCAGCCAGCGCTTTTTGCTGCGCCACGTACTCTTGCACGGGATCAACGCGCTGTGCCATGGCAAACGGGTCGCCTTCAACCGGGGCAACTTTCTTCGGCACCCCCACACCCTGCTGCGCAGACGCTTGCTCAGCGGCGTATTCTTCAGGCGACAGCCCGGCAACACGCGCTTCTTCGGCGGCAGCGGCTTGCTCTTGCGCAGCACGGGCTCGGATGGGTGCGGTGCGGCGGTACTCGGGCACGATGTCTTTGAGCTGCGCGTTGATTTCCTTGATCGCCTTCTGGGCGTCGGCGTACTCGGCCTTCTCGACCGGTGTGGCATCTTTGCCCGGTGTTTTGAGCGCGGCCTTGCGTGCTTGGAATTCTGCCAACAACGTGTCGTACTCTTGGCCAACCCGCAGAGCGTGGTCTGGGGTCTGGCGCTGGGCTTCCGCTGCTTGCTCTGCAACACGTTGCTGTTCGGCGGCTTGCTGGGCCAACACGCTGCGCTCCTCGCGCTCGGCCTTGGCTGCCTGTGTCTGGGCCCCGCTGCGCTCGATGTACCGACCTGCAGGTGCAAGCGTGCCGCCCAGCACCGCGCCGCCGATAAAGCTGTCGATGTACTCTTTGCGGGCTTCGGGGTCAGCGATGTTCAGGCCTGCTTGCAAACGCTCCAGCGTCTGCTGGGCAACCTCTGTGATGCCTTCACGGCCCATGGCCATGCCCGTCTTGGCGGTGTAGTCCATGGCGGCTTTGCCCAGCGTCTGGCTGGCGATGGCCTTGGCCTGCTCTGTCGTCAGCTTGGAGCCCACGGAGCCAAACAACTTGCCCACACCGGGCAGCAACGCCATGGCGGCAGTGTCGATCAGCGCTTGAGGGACGGCTGCGGCAGCCGCTTTGCCAAGGCTGGCTTCTTCCAGTGACTTGCCGGTGTCCATCTGCCGCGCCAAGTTGGAGCCTGTGAACTGGCCCGTGGACACAGCGCCTGCGCCCAGCAAACCCAAGCCAGCAGCAACCGGGGCAGTAACCGGCGCGGCCAAAGCGGCAAGGCCTGCGGCTGCCGGGGCAGCCATGTACGGCAGGGAGCCGCCAAGGGTCTCTTTAAACTTCTGGAAGGGGGCTTCGGTCCAGCCTTCTTCGGTGGGAGTGAAGCGCTCTTGTGCGCGTTTCTGCGCAGCCTCGTACTCCTTTTGGGCCTCGGCCTCGCTCTTGACGCCCAGCTTGCCTTTGAGCAACTCAAACTCACCGCCCAGTCGGGTGGCACCGGCAGACATCGCGGCCTTGAACCCCTTGGTGTCTTGCTTGGGTTTAGCTTCTTCTTCTAACCCGAAAGCCTCGGGGTACATGCGCTGCGCCCGCTCCCATGTTTGCGCGGGGGTTTCTCCCTCACGAATTGCTACAGTTGTGCCGTCGGGTAGAGGGATTGCTTTTGCCATGATGTGCTCGAATTGTGTCGGCTAAAAACAGCCCTGCGGTCGCCGTACTCCGCAGGGCTTGCTGATTATGGGCGAGTCGGTTTGTCGATGTCAACCGCAGCCGGGGGCGCATAGAACGCGGCAGATGTGCGACGGAACTGGTCCAGTGTGAGTGGCTTTTCCATGTTCTTTTCACGACGACCGTTTTCTTCCAAGAACAGTTTGAGCAACTGCGTGCCTTGCTTGTCGCCCGTAAGTTCTTTGTACTTGGTCATACCGGAGGCAAAGCGCTCCGCATCTGTCGTACCCGTTCCCAAAAGCATTGCTGCGCGGGCCTCTGCAGGAAGCGCCCCTGCCCGGGCGTTTGCGCCGCGCTCTTGCATGGCCGCAATGCTTTCGCGTGAAGCCAGCTCCGCCTTCTTCTCTTGTCCCGACATGTACGATGTGAACGTAGCCTCCGCCTGTTTCCTGTTCATACCGTATACGTCTTTGGCAAAACCAAAAACCATCTTTTGGCCTTCAAGAATGGCGCTGTCACGATCTTTTTCTAGCGCACGAATCTCACGGCTGTTGAGGTCTTTCCGGTTCAGACGCAGCTCAGAGATTCGGTCGTTGGCCTCATCCAAACGCTCCTGCGCTGCGCGCAGGTCTTTGATACCGGCGGCGTACTGGGCCGTACCGACCTGCGCACCTTTACCGATGGCCTCCATCAGCTTGCCCGGAGTGGACATGATTGCAAGACCTGCGTTGAGTAGGGCCAGTCCGGTGTTTTCATTTTTCTGCGCCGCAAGGCCCTTGGCGCGTTCAACAAGTCGATCGGAACGGTCTTTGTACACATCCCCCTCAGACTCAATTTCTTTTTTGCGATCGTCAAGGCGCTGCTGCACTTGCATGTCCGCTTTGTTTCTGATTTCAACAAGCTGGTTGCTCAGTTCCCCGATTTTGTAGTTCGAGTCTCCCATGGCCTCCGCTTGCGCTTTCCGAATAGCGTCCATGCTAAACGGGTCAGCAGCAGGGCGTGCGGCAGGAGCGCCGATGCCCGAAACCTTGCGGCCCGTGTCAGCTTTGGCGGCTGCAGGCGCGGTGGGTTTTGGCTTGTCTGCGGCTTGCTTTGCTGCGCGCTCTGTCATGTACAGGTTGGACGCAGCGTCGAACTGCGCCATGTCTTGCGCGGCACTGGCGTTGGCAGCGGCAGCGGTGTCGGCTTTTCCAATACGTGCTTGGTCTTCGGCCGACAAAGGTTGCCCTTTAAGCGCGCGGATACGTGCCTCTTGCACACGCTTGGCTTCGGTTGATTCGCCAAATTCCCTTGCCCAACGACGGAACAGTGGCTCGTCTTCTGCAGTGCGCGGCTGTGTTTGAAAGATGCTTGTGCCCGCAACAAAACCGGGGATGTCGCCTGTCAGCGACTGCGCGCCCCCACCAGCCTGATACCGTGCCACACCGCCCTCGGCCATCATCATGACGGGCTCTTGGCTGTAAGCCATACCGCCTTCGTCGTAGCCGTCATAGCCCGCGATGCCGCCGTCAGCCATCTGCTGCATGTTCTGTGCAGGTAGAGCCGCAAGCCCACCATCGGCCATCATGACCGGCTCTTGGGGAGCCATCTGGGCGATGGCCGCGTCAGCGACTTTGGGTTGCGGCTGCATACCTTGCATAGCTTGGCCAGCGGCACGCAGCTCTTTGCGGCGGTTGGATTCGGATGCAGCAAGCGACACGATGTACGGGTCATTCTTGTGCATCTGCGCGTAGTTCTGCAGCGCCGAATCCGGCTGCAGTTTGGCCAGCATGGATGTGAGCTGGTTGACGTTGATTCCTGCCATGATTTTTCCTTATGCCATGTTGGCGATTGCCAAATCGGCCAGACCAGAACCTACGTAACCGCCACCGGCAAACGCGCCCAGCCTGCTTGCGCCAAGAGCTGCGGTGCCCAAACCGACGGCTTGCGACATCGTGGATGGTGGGGGTGTGAACATCGACTGCGACTGCTGTGTCAGAGGCAGGCCACGGATCATGTCGGACATAAAGCCCAACTGCTGGTACGGGCGCTGCTGCGCGTTCAGGAAGTCTTGGTACTGTGCGCCGAGGATGTTCTGCACCTGCTGTTGCTGCTGCCCGCCGTACTGGTTCTGCAGCTTGTTGATGTCCAGCATCTGCCCGGTGTACTGCCCGCCAAGCGTGCCAAGTTGACCGGCTGCCCCCAGCGCCAGTTGACCGCCTTGCATACCGAGGCCCGCACCGTACTGCGAAGACTGCTCGCGCAACTGCGCGGCTTGTTGTGCAGCTTGCTGCTCAGCGTTGAACTGGCTCATGGCTTGGCTATAGGCGTCCTGTGTGCCCTTGTTCTGGATGTCGCCCATCTGCATGGCCAGATTGCGCTGAGCCTCGGCGTTCTCGATGGCTTGGCGGGCACCACCAAACGCACCAGCCCCTGCAGCTTTGGCACCGCGCTGAGTGCCCGCAATGTCTGCTTGGCGCTGCGCTTCGCGCTTGTTGATGTCCACCACCTGCTGCATGTACGGCGACATGTACTTGTCCGCAGCGCCGGGCTGCGTGAAGCTCTGCGACTGGTATTGCGATGGGCCGTACTGCGTGCCCAGCCCGCGCTGCGCTGCCAACTGGGCAAGACCTGTGGCCTGCTCGATCTGAGCGGCTGGGGCCATGGAGCCGATGTTTGCAAACGACTGTTGCTGCAGGGGGTTGAACTGCGCATAGCGCTCGCCTTGGTACTGCAGGTACGGGTTGGACGACAGGTCTGTAAGACCGGCTGCCTGCCCCAGAAGCGTTTCCGCATAGGGCTTGAGTACGTCGGAAAAACCGTACTGCGTTTCGGTGGTTGTGGTTGCCATGACTGTTCCTCAAGCAGGGAGATGTTTGTCGGCGCGGCTGTTGGCCGCTACGCGGTTCTTGCCGGTGGTCTTGCCCCGGGCTCTTTGCACACGGTCCATCATGGCGTACAGCTTGCGCGCACCTGCTTCTGTGGAGCCGTTGCCCAGTTCAGAGACGATGCGCGCAGGCACCACGAACTCACCGTCGGCCAAGCGTGCGGGTTGCTTGCCGCCAATTGTTGCAGGGATGTCGTCAGACACGCCGTCACCGGGGCCGCGCAGCAAGCGCCCGCCATCAGAGTAGCCGCCGAGGTTGTACTGGGAGGCCGCGCCACCGCCAGCCAACGCACCCAGACCGCCAAGGGCCATGCGGCGTGGCATCAAGCCCCCATTCTTTGCGGTGTCTCCGGCGGAACTTGCTGGTGGAGTCACGGTCGTCACAAGGGCTTCAGTAACCCATTTACGGTCCGTCGGGTTCCACACCCACTTCTTGCCTGCAGGAGGTGCCGTCTTGGGCGTAGCGTTCGGGTTGGTCAACTCGTCTGCCACCTTGGGGCCCTTGTAGGGGTTGTCCATGCCCACTGACTCCCAGTAGGGTTTGGCAATTGGCGTGTTTGGCGGCAAGTACGGATTGGTTGGGTACGGGCCTTGGCCCATGAGGTACTGGTGCGCCTGCAGCGAGCCGCCAGTCATCACGTCTTCTGGGCGTGGGGTGACCGGTACGGGTGGGCGAGGATTTGTTGGGCCGGGGGTTGTTGGGCCGGGCGTTGTTCCGCCACCGCCACCGCCACCGGGACGTGGAATGGGGTCTGCGCCAGCGCCGGTACGCATCAAGTTGCGGCGGGCCAGACGTTCATTTTCTTCACGGGCCTGTGTCAGCACGCGAGGGTCGGTGTAGGGGTCAATGCCTTGCTTCTTGTACACGTCTGCCAGCGTGCCCTGACCCAGCGGGTTGGGCTGCTTCAGCATGTTGTCGAGGTACGCCTTGTCGTTGGTTGTTGCTTTGTAGTCGCTCATGCCGCCAAACGATGGGGCTGCGCCTGCCTGCAAGAAAATGTTTTGGTAGCCCTTTTCTGAGCCACCCATGGCCGTGGCGATGTCTTTGACGTTGACGCCGTACTGGTTCATCAGCTCCATCATTCTCTGGGGGTCGTCGCGGTTGTCCAGAAACCCAGCGCGGATGGCCTGCACCTGCTCGGGGCTGTATGCCTGCGAATAACCCTGCTCCACAGTGCCTGCGCTGACAGTTGGGCGAGAGTCGTACCCGCCGCCACCAACAACCGGGCCAGTGGGTGCATCCGCCACATTAGAGCCGGGAGCAGAGCCCACGTTGCCGTATGCACGGGCTCGTTCGACATCGGCGTTGCTCACACCGTATTGGGCCTGCGCAGCAGCAAGCGCTTCGGCTGACGGGTTTGTTTGCAAGTATGCGTTGATGCTGGCCAGTTGCTCTTCGGTCATTCCGCCGTCAGCAAAAGCAATCGCTCCGCCGTTGGCGAGGGCCATCAAACCGCCAGCTTTGCGGCCGATCGGCGTGCGGGCGTTGGGGTCGCGGGCGTTGGTGTACTCTGACAGGTTGCGTGTGCCCCACTCACTGGCTTTGACAGGGTCGAAGTACTCGTATTTGCCAGTGCGCCAGTCGTAGCGGGCCGGGCGGATGTAGCCGGGGTCACGCTTGGTTTCAGGCAAGCCTTCTTCGTCTTCCGGTGCCATCAGGGCGGATGCGCCTGCGGCATACAGCGCCTTCTTGTTGGCCTTGGCAAACTCGCCAAACGTACCCTTGTCGTAGATGCTCTGCGCGCCTTGCTTCAACGCTTCCAGCCCTGTGGGTGGTGCGGCACTCTGGAACCCGGCCGTTGCAATTTGTTCTGCCACGGGCATTTGAGTGGTGGTCGCAATCTCAACCGGCGTAGCGCCCGCACTCATCAACGCTTGTTGTTGCGCAGAGGCTGCTTCAGCGGCTCCGGCGGTTCCGGTCGTACTTGCTGTTGTAGTAGCCGTGGCAGGCATGCCCGCACCAGCGAGTTCCGCCGGAGTAGCGCCCGCACTGATCAGTGCTTGATTCTGAGCAGAAGTTGCGGCGGACTGTTTCATCGCCTCCTGTGCGGCAACTTCGCTCACACCCGCGTTGGCCAGACTGCCAGCCAAACCCGCCCCACCGTACGCACCCAGCCCGGCCAAGAGGCCTTCTTTCAAGCTGCCTTTGGCCAAGCCGTAACCGGCACCAACAACGCCCGCTGACATCATGGCCGACAAGCCGAAGCCTGCAGGGCCCAGTGCCGCGCCCAAAATCACCGGGAGCAAGGACTTCAGCTTGAACGCTTCGGGCAGGCCGGTCTCGGGGTTGATGGTCAGTTTTTCGCCGTGGGCGCGAGCAAGCGCGTGCAGGCCAGAAACCTCGCTGGGTGCCATGTGCACCAGCATCGTGTCGCCATAACGTCCCTTGGAGGACATGTCTTGGGCAAGGGCGTGTAAGCTCATGTCAGACCTTTATTTTCAGTACTGTTGTGGCGCTGTCGTAGTAGACAGACCCCACACGGAGGTTAGCGTAGTCCGCATCGGTAGGCAAGCTGGCAATGAACGCCCCGGGAGTCGTCGGATCGGGTTGCGAAAAGCTCAACCCTGAGATGATTTCCGTGCCGTTGCGCTGCGTGGCTCCTGCCATTGGACCCGGAGAAACGAGCTGGTTGAAGAACAAGCGCATCACGTTGGTGAGCCTGTCCATGTATTGACGATTGTATTCCTCTGGGGCCAGCGGAAGGTTGGGAGAGGTCGTATTAGATTGAGCCACAGGTTATCTCCTACCGTCAGGGCGAATGTCCATACGTGGTGCACCGAGCTGCCACGTGGTGCCAACTTGGCTGGAGTCCAGCTTGAAAATCAGCTGCCGACCGCGCACCCGGGTGTAAATCTGCCCGGTGAACTCCTCGGTGATCACGTACGTGCTGCCTTTGACCACGGCCTGACCGGCAGAAGCGGTGACCCCGGAGCCCGAGTTTGTGAGCCCTTGCAGGGTCATTGTGACCTGCGGGGCGGGGGAGGGCGAGGAGCCGCCAAACGTCAAGTCCGGGAGCACGCGCCAGACAAACCCGAAGTTGTGGCCGTCACCAATGTCAAACTCCGAAGACGAGATGTTCGACACAATGGGGGCGGGCATCGCTGTGGAGTTGTCGTCCACGCCGTCTTCGTGGTTGACGATGTTGTTGATGTAGGTTGCGGCAATCGGGTACGGCTGCAGGCCGGTGTCCAGCCACGCGGTGCGGCCCATGGTGCCGTAGTACCAGATTTTTTCGAGGTAGTTGTAGATGACATACCTGTCCACCACGGTGGAACCGGCCGAGCAGTAGAACCACCAGACCTCGTTGAAACCCTCGTTGGTGCCAGCAAACACCTGCGCGGCCTGATCTTGGTTGAAGTCACTGAACACGTAGCGGCGCAGGTCGCAATTGAGCGTCTGCACCCGGCCGTCGTACGCGTAGAACTTGTCCACGCCCATCCAGTAAATCACGCCAGAAGCCAGCGCCACGGCGTTGGGGCCCGCGATGGAGATGTTGTCCGCAAGCAATTGCGTGCCCCAGACATAGGGTGGCCCAAGGTACTGCAGCGAATACAGCGCCTGATCGGTGAACGTGACGATTTCCTGCCGGGTCTGGATGGCCGTGACAATTTCAGAGCCGTGTGACAGCCGGATGCTGCCTGCTTGGTTGGTGATGGCCGGAGCCCACGTAAAAGGGTCTTCCTGATCCGACCAGCGGATCAGCATGGGGTCGATCGTTGCCGCGCCGTAATCGTTGGTGCCAAACACCAGCACAAAGCGGGACGAGTCCGATACGATGATTTTGTTTTGAAACAGCGGCGTGTCTGCGTCACCTGACACGGTCAAGTTGACCCCCCGAACAGTAACTCCGGCTGAAGCGTCCCAGTAGTAAATGCCCCCGCCGCGCGGCCCAAAGATTAAATCTTCGCCAAAATTGAACTGGTTCCACAACTGCAAGGGGATCGGGTCTGCCGCTCCTGTCCCCCACGGGCCAGCACCCCAACCACCTGCGCCCCACCCAACAAGCGGGATTTGAATATCGGGGCCCGTGTTAAGTTGGTACGCAGCAACGACCGCTGCCCCGCCGCCGGGAGAACCTGACACGTCAGTGGCGTTGGCCACCGCAGAAACTGTGATGGTGTAGCTGTTTGCGCTCAGGACGGTGACTTGGTGCTCCGCATTCAGCACGCCCGCTGTGATGTTGCCGCCAAGGCCTGCTGCCCCGCTGAAGGTCACAAAATCCCCAGTGAGGCAGCCATGTGCGGTGTCCGTGACGGTGATGACGCTGGAGCCCAGCGTGGCCACGAACGGGTTGTTGTTGATGGTGGGTGTGGCGCGGATTGGCGTGATGTCGTAGTACTGCCCGCCCAGATTGATGTAAAACTTCAGGTTTGTACCCACGCCCAGCAGGTTGGCTCCGCCAAGGGTGATCCAGTTCCACAGCGACCGGCAAACGCCCAAAAACGTGAACGCGCTGAAGCGTGTCCAGCCACCAATCTTCTCAGGGTTGCCTTGGCGAAAGCGCACCTTGTCGCACTCGTACCAACCCCCTTCGGTGGTGTACCGTGTGTTTTCCCGGTTGACCCCGGGTTTGAACAGTATTTTCTGAAGTGGCATCGTTTACCTCGGCTTTGCGGCATTTTCGCACTTAACTCAGGAACAGCGCAATCTCAGCCTCCCGGCGCTTGACCAGCCCGGGGAGAACCTTGCCGCCGCCCTTGGTCCACGCCCGGAACGCCTCGGCTGCGCCGTCCCAATCACCCCGGTTGGCCTTCATGCGGATGGTGCTGCGCTGGAGGTTGCCTAGCCCGAAGTTGAACGATATAGATACCAAAGCGTCAAAGCTGCCTTGCCTGCCAACAACGCCGGGAACAAGACGAAGAACACCCCGTTCAAAAGTTCCGACATCAACACGGAATAGTTCGTCGATCTCTTCTTTCGTCCAGACACGGTTGTCCTCCGGTTTCAGTGGCATTTCCTTGCGGATCATGGGGGTTGGCTTGCCTTCGACACGCATCACGGGGAGCCTGATCTGCTCTTGGTACAGGACATGGCCGTAGCCAATCGTCCAGATGTGCGCTGGGCACAAGTAAGGCCGAGAGCGTTTACCCTCGAACCGGTGCATCAGGTCTTCGCCTGCCCTGCTCAATTTCACTTCTTGCTCCACTGGCGGCTACCAAACCAGAACCCAATGATGCCGCCCAGCATGGCCATCTCATCAGCGCTGAAAATCAGGTCTGAGTAGCGGATGATGTCGTCAATGCTGGTGATCAGACCCGGCTGCTGGTACAGGTACCAAGCCATAAAGGCGTTGATGCAAACCAGCTCGGCCACAAAGATGTAGGTCACCGTTGGGCGCACAGTGCCCACGTAGTTGGAGACCCATGTGGAGGCCTTCTCAAGCACCTTGGCGTCATGCTCAAGAGCCGCCTCGGTCATCCGGGCGTCGGTCTCCATGGCAACTTGATCGGTGCGGACCTCTTCGATCTTCAGTTGGGCGGCAAAACCCTGCGCGGCCATAGCCAGCTCACGCTCGTTTTGAAGTGCAGCCAGCCGAAGCTCGTGCGCTTGGTCGGCCTTGTTCTGGAAGAATTCCAGAAGTTTTGGGAGACCGGAGATCAGCAAACCCCCAAGAGTTGAAAACAGTGAAAGCATCAATGACCCCTTTTAACAAGCATGTTTGCTGCAATGTCCAGCATGGAGTGGACGTGCTCCATGTTCTGCGGCTGCTCTACCCAGCCAGCCGTAATCTGCCCAATGAACCTGCTGCGATCTGGCGGTATGCTGATACGGCAGGTGAACGAAACGCCCTGCGCAATATACCAAATGCCCAACTCCGACTGCGCCCTCAGATATGGACTGCACGGCGTCTCACCCGCCATCAACTTCACCACGTCGTTGTTGTTTGCCACGTTTGTTGTGAACAGGCCAACATCCAAACCTTCCATCTCCTTACTGCGCCCGTCCTTGGTGTACAGGCGGTACAAGACCCGTGTGCCAAAAATTGGGTTGACCTTGAAGATGGCAACAAACTTGGCGTCGGTCTGTTTGAACAAAACACTTGCCGCATCGTCAACCCGATCTTCATGGATCACGGGCATCTTTTTGTTCTCTTGGTAAGCACCAATCAACACCGTCTGGTTCTGCCAGACAAAGTACCCGGCAAACGCAACCAGACCCATGACGAGGATGGCGACCAGCTTAAAGGGCGAATCAACATAAGCCAGCACCTTGTCCAGCACGCCAAGAGCTTTATCGCCAGAATCCGCCATTCAAACTCCAGATCAACACTTTGGCGCACCACACCGCCAGCCCAACAATAAGGGCCGCTGCAAAGAATGCTACGGCCCAGTCTTTCATGGCACCGTGGCGGGGGTGGTTGTGGTCGTTGTGGTGTTGGTGCTGGTCACCACAGTTGGAGTAGCCGTATTGTCAGTAATACTGCCACCAGCAAGGCGACCACTGTTGCCAGAGTTTGACCCACTGTTTGCTCCTATTGAGTAAGAACCTGCGCCGATTACACCATTTCCACCAATAGTCGTCACGTTGGCTGCTGGCGCTTGAATCTTGGATGCAATGCCGACAAACGCTGCGTTGGTGCTGACACCCAGAGCTGTTGCATTGTCAGACTGGCGCATGCCCAGCGTGGTCTGCTTGTTCACGGTATACACCTGCCCGATGGTTGGCAGCAACAAGCCGGTCCACTGCATGGCGTAGTCGGCCCACGACTTGGGAGCAGCAATCTGAGCGTTCTGCTGACCGCCGCCCATCTGCAAGGACATGACCGCCGCAACCTTGGCCGTGGTGTCGCCTTGACGGGCGATATCAGCCAGAGCTTGGTAACGCGCCGTTTGGGCCGCTGCTTGCGCTTTGTGGGCGTCAGCATAGGCTTGGTACTCGGCAGTGGCGCAGCCTGTCAGGGACAGGGCGCAGAGGATGATGGCGATCAGTTTCATGGTTGCTCCTGTTGGTAGTCCATCGGCCCGACCGGCGCACTCAAGTCGGGATTCTTGATGATGTTGAAAATGCGCGTGTTGTCTTCGAGGGCCATCAATTCATGAGGCTCTCCGGCGCGGAAATCCAAAAGCTGCCCAGCGGTTGCCTCCAGCGACCAGTCATGGGAGTACGCCTTGAGCTTTCCACGGGCAACAATGGTGATGTGCGCGGTCTCCTCGGTATGGTTGTGCTTTGGCAGCACATCCCCCGCTTTCTCGAAGTCGTACTTAAAGCCTCGGATTGACCCGAGGTCTTTAAGAGGCTTAATCGACAACATTTGGCGTGCTTCCCGGTGCGGCAGTGTCGCCTGTTGGTGTGACTTGCACCCAAGACAATGTGGCCTCGTCCCACTCGTAATACGGCGGATTGTTTGGTACCGGCATCGGGATTGGAGCTTCCCACAAATAAGAGAAACTGTTCATCACCCACGACGGGTACGGGGATGGCGGGGTAAAACCAGCGCCTTCTGGGCCATCAGGAAGCCATGTGTATCCGATACCTGCAAAGTTTTTGCGAAACGCTTTGGATTGGTCTGGATCAGGCGTATTGGTGTTGGGGGTGTAATAAATACCGCCCCGGGTGTTATAGCTGGTCTGCACAAAAGTGGCCGGGTCTCCCCAGTTCCCTGTGTCGATCTCAGCTTGGTCAATGACCAGCACACGCCGAACAATGTTGTTCTCGTCGATTTGGGCAAATTGGCTCATGCTACGTATGTCCCAGAAGATGTGAAGGTATGGTAGGTGTACCCGCCTGCAGAGGTAACGGTTCCGCCTGTACCGCGCTGTGCTCCGAGGTAACGAATAATCACGACGCCAGAACCACCAGCATTCGCCCCCGGGTAGTTAGCATTTCCGAAGCCGCCACCACCGCCGCCAGTGTTTGCAGAACCGCTTGCAGGAGATGTATTAAATCCGCCGCCAATAGCGCCGCCTCCGGAACCACCCGATCCTCTTCCACAATAAAAGTTACCGCCACCGCCACCGCCACCAGCATAAGTAGTGCCGTTACTCCATGCCGTTCCGCCTCCGCCATTACCGGCACTGCCAAAAGCGTTACCACTACCCCCCACCGCTCCCGCGCCGCCGCCACCGCCACCAGCCAAAGCGGAGTTTCCGCAGCAATCAGTAAAGTTTGAGCTGCTCCCACCGTTATTGCCCTGACCTGCAATCCCCGCTGCGCCCGCAAAAGCAAGAACAGCGCTTGCGCCGCCACCAGAACCTCCCGAATTGCCGCTTGCTGATGCTCCGCCACCCGTCCCGCCGCCAGTGGAGGTGATTGTCAAAAAGGAAGTGTTGGAGCCGTTTGCACCGGATGCCCCGCCACTACCTACAGTTACTGCGTTTGAGGAGCCAGAATTTATGCTGCCCGATGCCGTGCGATAGCCTCCTGCGCCGCCGCCACCACTACCGCCGCCACCGTAGTTAGATTGAAAGATACCACCGCCCGCCCCGCCAGCAACAACCAAATACTCAATGGTGTAAGCGTTCGACTTCCCGTAAAGCGAATTCATGCTCCATGAGGTGCCGCTTCCGCCAACACCCGCAAGAGTGCGGACTGCTGCATCGTTCATTGAGATAGTCGCGGTCAGGCTCAGACCGAGTTCTTGAGCGACACTGACTGGGCTTGATGTGCCTCCCATGTTCAGGGGGCCGCTTGCTGGCATTACCATGTTCGCTCCTTATGGGGTGCCGTAGGCGGTGATGTTGTCTTTGGCGATCAGAGCGCCTGCGCTGCTGAACGAGGCAACCACGGTGCCGCCGTACTTGATCACGAGCTTACCGCCTTCTTCCATGATTGTGAAGTTGGTTGTTGTCAGGCTTGTGACGGAGCCGCCCAGCGTGATGTTGCCCGTGGATGTCACCGTGCCCGAAAGCGTCAGGCCGTTGGCGGAGCCAGTACCTGCAACCGAAGTCACAGTACCTGTGGCTGTACCAGCGCCGATGGCTGTGCGGAAGTCCGATGCACTCAGAGACGAGACGGTGTTGTCCGCATTGAAGCGTGGGAATGTCACCGCGCTTGGATTGGTGATCGTGAAGAGGTTGCCGCCCAGCGTTGTTGCGCCGAAGTTGGTCCGTGCCGCTGATGCAGTTGACGCGCCTGATCCACCAGAGGCAACAGGCAGGGCCGTCAGCAAAGTCAAGGAAGACAGAAAGCTGATCTGCTCGCCCACATCCGTGCCGTTGTTGTACACCACCGTGCGCGTGCCGGGAGGGACTGCCACACCGGTCAGGCCCGAGACCTTGACCGTCACAGCGAAGCTGGAGCCGTTGATGATCAGGTAGGGCTTCTGGATGGCCGGGACGTTGATCGTGCCCGCAGCAGACACCGCGCCAGAGGCAATGTTCAAACACAGTGCCCGGGCATCCTGCGCCGCCGTGGTGTTGGCCAGCGTCAGTGTTGCCACGTTGGCCGTAAAGTCGCCGGAGTCCAGAGTGGCCATGCCCACAATGGCCTGCTCGATGGCAGTACCAATGTTGGAGTTGGTCGTGGTGCCCCAAGCGCCTGACTGCTCACCGTTGCCGATCAGCTCAAACTTGAGGTTGGAGAAGGTGCTTGACATGATTATCCTTTCGCCTCAAGGGCGGCTACACGGGCTTCAAGTTCGTTGATTGCGGCCAACAGCAAGGGCACAAGGCGTTCGTACCGAACCGTCAAATACTTGTCGTCGATAGGGGCTGGAGCAACAACCTCCGGCATGATGGCCTGCACCTGTTGAGCGGAAACACCGACTTCACGGACAGAGACATACCCGAGCGCCTGAGCAGTTTCATTGGCATGGTAGTAGAAGCTGTCTAGTGTGCGAACCTTGGCCAGTGCATTCTCAATACTGCCAATACGGGTCTTCAGCCGATCGTCAGAGTAGTACGCCGTGACGTTGTTGGTTGCGCGAATTTCACCAGCGGTGCCAGACGCCGCAGTGCCAACACCCAAGGAAGCCAACTGCGTGTTTGTGTTTGTTGCTTGCCGGGAGTCGCTCAAGCGAGAGTCGTTTCCTTGACAGGCAGTGCCCGAAGAGGTGCCGTACGAAACGGTGGCAGTTACCGCAGCGGAGCCATTGAAGCTCGTGCCCGTAAGGCCTGTGCCGAGGGTCAGTGCATTGGTTGTATTAGCTGTTACCGTGATGTTTGCGGAGCCGTTAAACGACACGCTGTTGATGGTTCTGGCCGTTTGAAGTGTTGTTGCAGTGCTGGCATTCCCGCTCAACGCCGCAGTAATCGTGCCCGCGCTGAAGTTGCCTGAGCCATCACGAGCTACAACTTTACCTGCTGTGTTGGCATCTGTAGCATCCACTGCCGCAGTGACTGCGCCAGAGCCGTTGTAGCTTGTACCGGTCAGATACGAACCCAATGTCAAAGCGTTCAGGTTGCTGCCCAAAGCCACGCCCGAGATCGTGCCAGCACTCCATGTAAACGCTGAGCCGTTCCAGTTCAGGACTTGGTTGGATGCCGAAGGCGCTGTGGCAAAGCCTGTGGTGCCCGAGCCGGTCTGGTATGCGATCCGGTTGGCCGCGCCGCCTGCAAGGTTGGTCGCTGTGGTCGCGCTGGTTGCTGCACCGCTCAGTGTGGCAGTAATGGTCCCTGCGCTGAAGTTGCCCGAAGCGTCACGCGCCACAACCTTGGAGGCCGTGTTTGCATCCGTGGCATCCACAGCAAAGGTGCGGGCTGCTGAGCCATCAAACGTGCCCGCAGCGGTCAGGAATGTGCCTGCCGTCAGGGCGTTGGCCACCGATCCGGCTTGGCCTGAGATGTTGCCCGACACCGCTGCACCCGAGATGGCGATGGCCGTGGGGGTGACGCCCGTGACTTGACCCTGTGCGTTCGTGGTGATCACCGGGACAGAAGATGCTGAGCCGTACGTGCCCGCAGTGCCAGTGTTGGTGATGCTGAACTGTGTGCCGGAGAGGGTCAGGCCCGTGCCTGCGCTGTAAATCTGCGCTGAGCTGATCTGGGCAAACGTGATGTTGGTTGTGCCAAACGTGATGACACCCGTCGTGTTGCAGGTGTATGTCTCGCCAGCGCCGGTTGTACCCTGCTGCACGAAAAACGTGGAGCCCTCGCTCAACGTGTCAGGACCAGCAAAACCGAAAGTGTCTGTGTCGTCTGAGCGCGTCAACACCCAGTTGGTTGAGCCCGAACCCACATCAGTGACCACATAGACACCGTTTTGGGTCTGCGTGGTTTGCTGGTACACCAGCACGCGGTCTGCTACGCTAACCGTCACACCGTCGATCACCAAAGCAGCTTGAGTGCCTGCGTTGGTCAAGGTTGCGCCCACACCGGCTGTGCCGTTGTTGTAGGTTGCGTTCAGGTTGATCGGTGATTCCACCCGCACTGGCTGGTGGAAATGGATGCCAGAAGCTACCAGCGTATCCACATAGTTCTTGTTGACCAGATCATTGCCCGTGGCTGGAGTGGTTGTGATCGTGCCTGCAGTGATGTTGGCCGTGGTGATATTGGCGGTGCTTGCGCCCAAGGTGCCGATGTCCAGCGCTGTGACGGCGGAGCCCGCTGCGTCCAGATACACCGAACGCGACGATGGGTAGGTGACAAACACGTCCTTGGAGCCAGCGGCAAAATCTACCAGCGAGCCAGCATTGCTGGACGAAACCACGGTCGTGCGTGACAGGGTTGTGCCAGAAGAGGTGTATGTGCCAACACCCACCTCCCAAGCGCCCGTGGCAGCATCCACGATGGCATAAAAGGTTTGGTTGCCGTTACCAACAGCGGCAAAGGATTGGAACCCTGCGGCTGCGCCAGCCAACGTAACCGTGCCGGTGCCGGTTGTTGTGGTTGTTTCCTTGACGCGATCTTTGAGTGCCAATGCCATTTTTAATCCTTACGACGGTAGTTGCGTCCAGCCGGGAGACTGGTCGGTGTCAATTGTTGCCCAGACCAACTCCCCGCCGATGTTAATGTAGAGTTGTACACCTGTTGGGTACACGTTGGCTTCCTTGACAACGCCCAGAGTGCTCAAAGCACTGACGGCTTCCGCAATTGACACATTCACACTAAGCTGGGCCACTTGGGCCGTAGTACCCGTAGCGCTTTCTGCAATGGCCACAGAGACCAGAAGGCCCCGGTTTGAAGAGTCCGCTCCAGTGGCTGCTTCGGCCTGCGCGGCCAAGACTGTACCTGCTGCAGTCTGCGTTGCTGTGCCGGTGGTGCTCTCCGCCTGCGCTGCCAAGAAGGTGCCAATGGCCGTCTGGGCTGCTGCAGCCCCGGCCTGTTCCAGAGCGTTGGCCACCATGGTGGCAATAACGGACTGGGCATCTGCGGCAGCGGCTGTCTCTGCCTGTGTCGCCACCATGGTGGCAATGACGGACTGGGCATCTTGGGCGGTTGCACCCTCATCTACCCTCTTCCCGCGAATAACGCTTGGGGCCTCAGACAACTCGGACGCTGTAGCGGCGTCCGAAACAGAGACGGCAAACGTGTTCCCGCCTAAAGAGGCGAAGGGTGCTTGGGCAAAAGTGACATCACCAAACACCGCACGTCCTATCAGGCTGCGTCAAGCGAGAAAGAGTAGGTGACGTTCAGCGTATCGCCGCTGTCCACAGTCTTGTCACCGCCAGTGAAGTCACCGGCCGAGAACAAGATGCCGGATGTGCCGCTGCTAACGCTGGTCAAAAACGCGCCCGCAACCACAGTGCTGTTCACCAACATAGCAAACGAGCTGGCACTGGCGGAGTTGGAAATCACCGATGGGTCAGCCGTGGTGGCCGTGCCAAATGTCACCGCCTTGCGGTTGCCGGTGTAGGCAGTGCCGGGAACTAGCTCTGTCCAGCCTGCGTGCGAGGCCAGTGTGTCGCCAGCGGCAAACGATGTGCCGGAGCCGGGACCCTCAACCAAACCCAGATACCAAGCAGCGGTGTAGCCAGAAGCAGCAAAATACTTGCTGTTCATGTCCTGCAAGCCTTGGTTAACCACGAGGTTGTGGAAGGTGTCCGACCACTTCTCTTTTCCGTCTGCGCCCACGCAAGTGACGGTAAATACGCCGCCAGCGCCAACACGTTCAGTGCCTGCGCGTTGCGTGATCAGGCCTGCTGTAACGCTGTCTGAAGCTTTGCTGTTTTCCATGATGTGTCCTTATGAAATACGCACGATAGCGCTGTTGGCATCGGCAGTTGGGAAAATGACTTGGAAGGTGTCGTTGTTCACGGTCTTGTCTGCGCCGAAATCTAGCACAGCCACGGACTTGTTGCCCTCGGTGCTGTTGTAGATCAGTGCTGCACGAGCCGTGAATGTTGCGCCCGTCCAAGAGGTGTTGGCAAAGCTGAAGTAGGCTGTTGGCGTACCCGCCAAGTTGTTGGCTGCCACAGGGGTCACCGTGATGGTCAGCGTGTTGCCGCCCGCCGTGTAGCCAGTACCAACGACTTCGCCCGATGTGGTGTACGCCGCAGTGGCGTAGCCAAGATCGGCGGCAGCCGTGTACAGCGCGATCTTGAATGTGTCGGGCGATGTGGGTCCAAAGTTGTGGATGCCCTGCGGCAGCTCCACTTTGAACGACGTAGTTGCGGTTTGTAGAATTGCCATATCAGGTCACCCCATTGTTTTGCGGTAGGGGTGGTGCACGGAACTGACCGCTTCTGTAAGCGTCGGAACGCTCAAGCCCATCCCCCAGACGTTTGGCCAGCATCATAGCTTCTTTGAACTTGCCGTCGTAGAGCTGCATCAAGTCGGTTTCACCCTTCATGTAGGTGTACGCCTCAACCAGCGAACCGTACAACAGCACGCTGTCAAAGTTGTCACCCAGCCACGAAGTGCCCTCATCAACGATCGATGGGGGGTAGTAGAAGTAATGCAACTCGGCCGTATACGTGCCGTTGGGTGTAGGGCCCAAGATAAACGTCAACTCATTGATGTCACTGGACTGTGGGCCAAACAGCGCGTAGTACTTGGGGAAGCCCACGGCGGAAGGTACGGGGTACGCCTGCCGGATGAAGTTCACATCCTTGTTGAGCAGGTACTCGTACGCCCCCGTGACGTTGTCCACCACGGCCAGTGAGTAGACCGACAGAAAGTCGCTCGGGCAAGCCAGATACTTGTTGGCCGCAGTCGTCGTGCCCGTGACGTTTTTGCGAAGCGAAGGGAACTGCACCATGTTGAAGATGCGCTGCTCAGCCTGCTTCACAAACACGGGGACCTCCGCCTCAAAGGCGGTGTCTTGGTTGTCTGTGTAGGCGATGATCGCCGCCTTCAACTGGGTGTAGTTCATTCAGTCCTCACGCCATGGGCCCACGGGCCATCGTGCCTTTGGTAGCCGCGCCAGTGCCACGAATTTTGATACCGCTGGTTTTGACGCCGGGATACTCGTTGCTGTGGTTGTTGGCCACGGACACGTTGGTGTCCCTCATCGCCTTCATGGCGTTGGTCTTGGGCAGCACAGCAGGCTGCGCGGCTTTGGGTTGTTTGTATGTTGCCATATCAACCCCCCTTGCGGCCGGGAGACTTCTGGTTGGCGACTTTGGCCAAGTTGCGTCCCATCTTCAGCATGTCGCTGTTGGTCTTGCCACCAGCACGCAGCTTGGTGGGCTTTGCACCGGGGTGCAGGTTTGCTTCGTGCTTGCGCACTGCGGTTTTTGCGTCCATGTCAGACTCCTATCTGTACCGTTACTGTACCAACTTCCACGTTCAACGCCAAATAGTTCGGCGTCAACGCGTTATCAAAGAACCGGGACCCGCCAACCGGGTTCCAGCCCCACTGAATGTCTCTCGATCCGCCGGTCAGGTTACCCGCCGCGTTCGGCCCGGCCGTCACGTACGTGGTGTCCCGGCGGGGGTTGCGCACGGCCTGCGGATCATCTACCGGGTACATCCCCAGCAACAGCTGTGGGTGGTCCGGGTCCCAGCACGTGTCGCACACCATGAGGTTGTACCGCTTGGTCTTGATGACCTCTGTGCGCAACGAGGTCAGTTTGAAGCGAAAGCCACAACGATCGCACTGGGCGATCGAGTTCTTGGCGCTGGCAAACCGATTACCCATTACGTCCCGCTCCCAATGAACATCTGACGCGGCACAAACCGCACAGACGCCTTCTCGCGATCTTCATCAGAGGCCAGTTGCCAAGCCTCATCGTACTGCTGTTTCAAAACACCCATACGATCGGCACCGCCGGGCACCTTCAGGGCCAAGTAGTAGGCCAAGCCTGCCACCATGCAGGGGACAAACCGGAAGGGCATGTCCATCGTGTTGACGCCGTTGCCAGCGTCTTGGATGCGCTTCATGCGCCAGTACACGAACGTGTAGGGCTGCGAGTTGTCCGGGACTGGCCAGACGGTGATGCGCGGGGTGTTCAAGCGCTCAATCCAGACCTGAATGGGTCGGGCTTGCTGCAGCTTGTTGGGGATGGTGGCGTAGGTGGAGACGCTGATCCGGGTAATGGTCAGGTCCGCCTGCGTCGAGGCGCTGCCCGCGCCCGTGCGAACCACATGCTCCAGCAGGTCCACTGTGTCGGCCGGAAGGTCGTATGTTGCCGTGCCTGCCACCAGATTGATGGAGCCCTGCTCGAACGTCCACATGTTGACGCCACGGTTGGCCCAGTCGGCAAACATCAGGTTCAGCGATCGGCGGGCCGTGCGCAGGTCGTAACCCGTACGCATCTCCGAACCCACGCGCTCGAACGCCTCCTCGACGATCTCCGTCAAATCGAGGTTGAATGCAGAGGTGCCAGAAGTTGCCATTTAGAACGCCCCGCCTTGGTAGCCCATGGGCTGTTGTTGCTGCTGCGGTTGCTGGATTGGCAGTTGCATTGGTTGCTGTTGCTGCATTGAGCGGTTTTGCGTCTGTTGGCCAAAACCACCAAAGCCGCCGCCACCCATGAACGGGTTCTGCATCTGCTGGCCGTAGCCGCCCATGCCGCCAAAACCACCAAAGCCGCCACCGCCCATGAAGGGGTTCATTTGCTGTTGGCCAAAGCCGCCCATGCCCCCGCCCATGAAGGGGTTCATCTGTTGTTGGCCAAAGCCACCGTAGCCGCCAAAGCCGCCCCCGCCCATGAAGGGGTTCATCTGCTGGCCAAAGCCGCCCATGAACGGGTTCATTTGCTGTTGGCCAAAACCACCAAAGCCGCCGCCACCCATGAAGGGATTCATCTGCTGTTGGCCAAAACCACCAAAGCCGCCACCGCCCATGAAGGGGTTCTGCTGCTGTTGGCCAAAGCCGTTGTAGCGGCCACCCAAAGGCCTGTTTTGGCGGGATGGGCGGCTCATCTGCTGCTGGGGATCGTAATCGCTGCGCGGGCCATCGGCAGATAGTAGGGGTCCCCGACCGTCATAGGTTCCCATCATGCCGGGCGTGTCCCGACCATCCCGGTACGTGCCTGTGGTTTCATCAAAGTCGGGAGTGCCCCCAATGTAGCCAAGGTCGTTGTTCTGCGTAGGTGGTGGGTTCTTTATGCGGTGTGGGCCGCGAGGACCAAACATAACGGGGTCGCTGCCCTCAAACGGCAGGGGTGTTGTTCCGCCGGTTTGCGGAGGGTAACCCGGGGGGCGCATGCCGCCATCGCCGTCCATGATGACCGGCTCTTGGCCATATCCCGGAGGCAGTTTGTTGGTGGGGCGGTTTGTCGTCCCACCCAGCATGCCCGGTTGCCGCTGGCTGTAACGGGGATCGTCTGACGACAAAGGGCGCAGGTCGCGGGACTCTGCGCCAGTTGCAGGGTTGTATTGCGAGCCGCCGTACACGGGGCCGGATGGGTACTGGTACATTATCTGAACCTCGCGGTTTTTGCTGCCACTTTGGGCGGCTGTTTCACAAACTGCTTGCCCACGGCTTTACCCGCACGCTTGGCTTTTGTGGTGGCCGCATACTCTGCGGGGCTGAGCGATTTTATCGCCTTCTCTGGCAAATAACGCTCCCCCGTCTTGGAAGACGGCTTCCCACTCTTGGTGCGCCACTTCTGGTCGCCCCAGTCTTTGAGGGATTGCTGGGGCGCTTTCATTACACCATCCGACCTTTGGTCTTACCGCGTTGAGCGCAGCCATCGGCGCGTTTGGAGGCAGAAACAACCCCGCCTTTTTTCATGCCGCGAGCTTCCCGGCGTTCTTCCGCAGCGGCTTCTTTACGAGCTTGGCGCACGGTCGGATCGTCCGCAGATTCCCCGACGGTTTTATCACCTGCACGCCACACTTTGTCTTGTGCTTTGCCTGCAGCATAACGTGCGCCAGCGCTGCGGGAAGTACCGTACCCACCATCGTCCTGACCCACCATACGTGCCAGTTTACGCCCCGTAGGCTCTTTCATGGCGTTGCGATCTTCGTTAAAAACGAGACCTAGCTCCGTAAAATCTTCAAGGCGCTTCTCTTCCTTGAGCCGCTTGGCGTTTGGGGTTTCTTTAGTCACGGTAGCCACCTCCGGCTGCTTTGTATTTCTTGGCCACAAGCTGCGCTTTGCGGGCTGACCACTGGCCTGCCCCGGTGCCCTGCGTTGCAGCAGCTTTGACTTGGCTCACGATACGCTTGCGCAGATCGGGCTTGGTGTAGTTGCCAGCCGCATTGACTTTGCCGCCTTCAGCGTACTGCGTGAAGTCGGTGTCATCCCGGCGTGCTTTTTTCACGCCTTTGGGCATCTTGGAAGGGAGCACTGCCCCCATGCCGCGACTGGCCATCATGTCAGCAGGCCTTGCCGCCCATGGCCATCTTGACCATGGTGCCCTTGGTGTGACCCTTGGACACGCAGCCGTCGGCACGCGTGACGCCGCCCTTGGCCATTTTTTTCATCGGCATGTCCGCTTTAGCACCTGCCTTGTTTTTCGCAATCATCGCTTTGAAAGCGGGGTTCATTTTCGTTGCCATATCGCCACCTTTTGAAAATTTGCGGCCCTTGTCCGCGTTGGAAAAATCTTTGCCCACGGACTGTGGGACACCTGTTTTCTTCGCAAAGGCTGGGTTGTTGGCCACAGCCGCCATGAAGTTGTGTTGCTTTTTACTCGTGCTGGGCATTGCCGCCTCGCAGGTTGTCAATCTTGCGCTCCAGCCGATCAAACCGGTCCATCAACTGCTGCATGTCGGCCCGGAACTCCGAGCGCGTGATGTGATCCCGTGCCACTTCCTCGCGGGTGCGGTTGAGCAGAATGCCAAGACGATTGATCTCGGCAAACCTTTCTTTCAAAACGAACCCCAGCATGGCCACAACGGCTGTGAGCACAAGGTTCCAGACCATCATTTCCATGTCAGCACTTCCACGCCCGCAGGCTCTTGTTGATGCGGGAGTTCGGGTCCTTCTTGGCCTTCTCTCCGGTCAGCTTCTCTTTCATGCCTTCCATACGGGCACAAAAAGAGTCGCGGCGTTTGCCGCCCTCTGGCTGGGGAGCCTTCAGGCCGGGTTTGCCGGGGTTGGCCTTGTTGTACGAGGCGCGCCCTTTCGCGTTCAGGCCACCCTTTTCGGATTTGCCTTCTTTGCGTGTCCATGCAGGCGACTTAGCCATAGAACACCGTGATTTTTGCGGCGGCTGGGAGCGTCACATGGACGTTCGTACGAAACAAAATCCCTTGGCCGGGAAGTGGCATCGTGATTGGTTGCGTGCCCGTTGCAATGTTGAACTGCAACAAGATGGTGCCGCCTGCGCCGCCATCACGAAAAATAACATCCCCGGCGGTTCCGCCAGAAATGCAGTGATAGGCTCTGACGCGAGTGCGGTACGCCACCACGGTAGCCGTAGCTTCGGTGTGTACCGATAGGACGTCGGTTTGCATCGTCATAATCAATCTCCTGTTTTGCAGAGGCCGAGGCCCCCGAGACTAATTAACCGGCGGAAACTTTGAGGGTGCCTGCATCGTTCCAGAGACGGCCAGCAACTGTGGGGTCTGCTGTTGGCAGTGCGGTCATGGAGATGGATGCGTTGGTCAGCGATGCGACGCCAGAAGCTGTCAGCGTGGTAGCTGCAACAGCGCCGGTAACGGTGCCAGTGACGTTGCCAGTGATGTTGCCCTCAAAACCGTTGTCGGATTTGACGGGACCGGAGAAGGTAGTGCGTGCCATGATGGGTTCCTCATGCGGTTAAGGCGTATCTGTCT